ATCGTTCTTACTCCAATCAGAATTTGACATTAAACCATGCAGTTCTTCAAAAGCTTTTCCAATGTCTTCTTGAGCTAGCATTCCGGCCATTGCATATTCTTTAAAATCATTTAAAGAGATACCATTTTTAGAATTACCATGTAATTTGTTATATTGTGTTTTAGATTCGTTGTAAAAATCTTTATATTTATCTTGCTTATAAGTCTTTTTTTGTACTTCGTTTACCTTAGAAGCAGCTCTTGTGGCAAGATCACTGTCCTCGTAGCTACGTTTAGAAACCTTGCTTAAATTGTCGTTCTTAATTTTTTCAAGATCATTGTAAGTAGTTTTAAGATTCTTTAACTTCTTTTCTGCATCGGCCAGATCTTTAGATTCATATACAAATTGAAAATTTGTTAATCCAGTTTTATCAATATAACTTCTGATGCTTTTAGCAACTTTATCCATAGAGGATTTATTGATATTAGCACCAATAGGTACTTGAACTTGTTTAAAACCATTTACTACTTCGCTTTTAGCTTTTTCTAAAGAGGCCTGATCAACGTCAACCCCCATAGAGGCAGTAAAAGAAATTACTTGTGTACTTTCTGCCATTTATTATTTCACCCCCTGTGATTTAAAGTCAGCTATCATTGCAGCTTTTAATTCGTTCATATATTGCCCTTGTACGATCGCCATAGCTTCTTGGGCACAACTAGCTTCCAACTCAGCTCTTCGGCTGTTAACATCGTTCTCTATAGTTTGCATAGGACTAGGAGAAGAAGTAGGAGTTCCAACATTGTATCCACCATGTTCACCACCTACAAAGTCCCATTCAAATACTGTTTCAGGACTCTGATTATAGTGCCCACCTATAGAAGCAGAAGAGATAGTAATTCCACCTTTCGCTGTTCCAGGCCCACTGATAGTTTTAACCAAAGGCTGACTAGCTTCATATAGTCCATAGCTTCGTCCATATTGCTTAGGACTGTAATCTCCATAAAAGCTGGCTGCAGCCAATTCACCAATTTCTTTCAATTTTTCTGATGCTAATTGAGCAGCCAAATTAGCTGCAGCAACATTCATTTTCGTCAACACTTCCTGTGCTTTGCTCATGTAATTCTCCTTCCATTAAAAAGAGCCTCACATGAGACTCTTTTTAAATTATTCTACTTTTAATTTTTCAATCATTGTTTTCATAACTTCAGTACTATCAATTCCTTTGGCACCTTCTACAATAGCTTCCTGAACGCTTAGATTAATAAATCTTAATTCCCTTGAAACAATGGCTTCTAAAGAATTATGATTCCTCATATGGTCTTCCCAAGCTAATTTATATAGCTTTTTAAATTCTTCAAAATCCTTTCCAATTTCCTCTAAGATTCTGTCAATCAATCCAGCTTCAGCAAGAGAATCTAATACCTCGTAAGTACTTTCTCCTTCAAACTCAATATTTGTATAAAGCTGTAGAGCAGTAGTGATCAATACATGATAAGCACTGATTGAATTTACAGTAACAGTATAGCTTTCGCTTTCTTTTCCTAATGTCTTAATGATTTCTTCAATTGCAGTAATTTTTATTGCAATTGGAACATAATGACCAATTTTTAAGCTTGGGATAGCATGTTCTAATGTAGCTCCCTCTACAGAGCTATTGAATTCCTCAATAATAGTGTCTAAATTTACTGTATTTTCTCCCATAGTTATTTCTCCTTTTCTTTTTTCTGTTTCTCTTTGCGTCTCTTTCTTCTTTGAGACTGGATATATTCATAAGTTTTCCATCCACCATCAATCTTTGAGTATGCTACCCAATAAAAGTTGATATGAGGATATTTATATAGAAGTAATTTTCTTTTCATAGGTGCCACATGATCTGGCATACCTTTTACATCAATGACATCTTCATGTCCGTCTTTATATGTAAGTACAAAATCTGCCACATATTTAATAGGAAGATATTTTTTATCTTGATGTTCAAATCCTTCCTGTAATAAATATTCTTTCTGTCGTTCACAATAGGTGATTTCCCCTGAAAGGATGCCCGGAAGAACAGCATCTCTGTAAAATCTCATCTCAAGAGCAGAGTCGAATACGATCCCATTACACATACGATTATCAGTTCGCTTACTAACATTGTACTTACTGTCTCTTTGTTTCTTTTCGCTCATAGTCCTCCTTATAAAATCCGTATACTAAAAAACAGCAGAAGTACCTGCTGCTATAATGTTCTAAATTAATTCATGCTTACACCAAGCATCATACAGGTGCTTAGTGTCTTCTCTGTTCCAAACAAATAAAATTTTGTTCTGATCGAATCTATTGTCTGGAATGATATCCAAAAGTTCAGCTCCATAGCTTAAGTATTTAAAATTCTGAAGCATATTTGGAATAAATACACATTCATCCGGTTCATAAGTCTTCCCGGTAATTCCACTTGTAGTTTTCATAGTTCCTCCTGTTTATAATTAAAAAAAGAGAGACACATAAAACCTAATGGCTATGTGTCTCTCAGTGATCATTTCTTTTCACTAAGAGATCCGCAAACCTATCTCCATTTCTTCTTACCTCGAGAGTAAGAAGAAGGAGAAGAGGAAGGGGATTGAGCCGTTTTGTTGGTCTCAGCGAAAACTTTCTCAATAACGCCTAAAACGTCAGGGAGAAAGTCAGATTTGTTAGTTAAATCACACTTGTCCAGTTTTTGTCTTGTTTGTTCAGCATTGCATTCGCCTGTAGAATATCTCTGACAAGCATCAAATACTTTTCTACAATTGTCTGAATCAAAGATAAAATACCAAGATGGTTTATCTCTATCGACATCACAATGAGGACAGTAGTGATATGCCTTCCCACAACAAAAACAGGTTCTCTGTTTCGTTTCTCCCATGATATTCCTCCATTTCTAAATCGTTTCCAATCAAATAGCTGCCTTATCATCTGACAAGACAGCTTTTAAATTTGATTATTCTGTAGGCATTTTTGGTACGATGATATCGAAAAGTTTCTTTTCTTTATCACAGTACTGTTGCATACACTGGATTTCAAATGGATGTTTACCATCAGTAGAGAATGTTAAGTCTACATTAGAGCTTAACTTAGCCTGTGGGAATACAAGATAAGCATTGTACAGTGTACTTACGTTACATACGTCAGCACCTAAAATCTGTACAATCAGTTTTCCAGCTTTAGGGAATTTTGTAGCACTGTTAGTTACTTTAACAGCTTCAGCTGTCTCATATTCGTATTCAACGAATAACTGAGAACCTTTAGATAAGCCAGTTGGTAATGTTACACTATCTGTTCCTTTAGCATGAACAAATTTATCATCACTTGCAGCTGCACCATTAGTATATTTCTTCCCTAATGTGCTATCACCTTTTAATTCATAGATGTATTTAATCTGCTCTGTAGGTGTGTGTTTTAATGTAACAGCAGTACCAGCTGCAATATCAATTGTTTCGAAAGCTGTAGCAATTACTTTAGACTCAGCATCAGCAACCTGTTTCTTTGTACCAAACTGAGCAGCAGCTAATCCTAAATCGAATAAAGAGTTAGTTGCAGAGAAAGTAGCTTTCTTAGCTCTATCGAATTCCATAATAGGAACTTCAAGAGCATCAGTAGCCTGAGTTGTGTCAGACTCGCATTTAATAGATGGCTCTGTAATCTGATTAATAGACCATAAGATTTCTCCTGTGTCTGTATCTACCATGATTGCACGTAAGCATCTATCGATGACAAAGTTATTAATGTCGAATGTACTTGCCATGTTTAATCCTCCTTGAAATATTTAAAAATTTGTATAAAAAAAGCAGCTCCATAAGAGCTACTTAATCCAATTAAGGTCTTCGGTTTTAATTTTTGAGGTATCTATCATACCTGAATAGCATCCTTGTAAAAGTGCAACAGCTTGTTTCTTTTTCTGAATCTGTTCAACGCTAGACATAAAAGCTGAGATATTTAAATCTTGAACAGATTGATAATCATACTTGAACTCTTCAGTATTTACCATTGAGATAACAAGAGGAAGAAGTATTGGTTCAAACTCTTTGTTTTGGTTCATTTCATATTTCATCTTGTCTTCTTCAATAAGGATTTTTTTAGTTTCTTCGTTACCAGCGATTTCTACTTTAGGTTTGAGGCCGTGCAAAGATCTAAAATAATCACATATTTTGATATAGGCTAGCTTGTCAATCATGATGTCGTCTTCCATATCAACAAGAACAAGGTCTCCATTTACTTGATTTTGAGCCATCTCAAATTTACTGAGATCAACTCCCATGAACAATCGTTGAGATATGTCAGTTTCAAGAGTTGGAGCCATGAGCATAAATAAATCAAAGTCTTCAACTTCTTCATAGTCTAATCCCAATTTAAAAAGCCTGTATTTCATATCACTAGGAATACAGGTTAATGTAAATACAGCTTGGAAGTATTTGTCTTCACCCATCTCTTTTATGTCTCTAAGAGTAGGCTGATGAATACTTATTGCATCATTGATATAATAATCATCTCCGAAAATGATAGACAGGTCTTTATCCATGATCTACCGTATTGTCAGGAATTTCCTCATGTGAGACATTGTTATGGGCATTATTTCTATTGTCCATTCGTCCCTGATAAGGATTACTTGGAGTGATCACTCGGAATTTCAATGTCCTGCAAACATATCTGGTATCAGTAGTTCCTGACACATCGTATGTAAGTTTCATTTGAAATCCTAAATTGTTACTCCACTGAAAATTATCTCTGATGCAATATCCTAAAAGATCATGTCTTTCAGCTCCATAAGGAGTAGCGAGATTATCTTCGTGGCAAAATACTCTAAAAGTACATACCTGTTCTTTCATCATCCCATTTCTGTCATTGATATCTACATCATCAATGTCGAAACAAATGAAATTCTGGACTTCAGATTGTACTGGTTCAATATGAACTGCGGGGAATATGTTTACTCCCAAATATTCATCTGGAGAGTTTGAATCAAGTTTTGGGTTATCCAAAAGCTCGATAATATCAGAATCATTGTAAAGAATTTCTTTAATAATCCTTTTCTTGTAGATAATATCATCATCTATGTTCTGAAAATCTCTTATCATAATCCAATCACCTCCGTCTGAAATTCAGCTGTTAAATCATCTACAAATGCTTGGATGGTGATCGTCTCACCAATTAGAGAGTACACCTTATGACATTTGATATTCACTGTTGTGTCATCACAAACAATGTCAAAGTCATCTAAGTGACCCTGTGGTACTATAACATTCCACTCCACTTTTTCAGGAGAAGAAGTAGTACCATCTCCACGTTTAATAATAGTAGAGAATTTTTTAGCACTACCGCCACATTTAATCTGTGGTTTAGCACCAGCAAAGTTGATCACCAATTTATCATCTGGAAGATCAGGCAACGTAGGCTTGTCTTCATCAGTTTCAATAGTTGGTGGAACTTCGGTTTTATAATAATCGGCAATCAATTCGTCCACATTATCTGTGTGACCGTTGAAAGCATCTTGTTTTAATGTAATTTTTGTAATTCCAAGAGGAACTGCATCCTCTCGTTTTGTAACCTTCCATGCCACTGGATGTAAAGGATTACGTGTAATTAAGAATCGTGTATCATAGTCTATGGTATTGACCACATCATTCGTTGGAACCCAGAATTGTATCTGATTTTCTACAGATGTTACTAAGTACAATTGTGTTACTCAAAAAGTTCGTTAAGCTTTTCAAGAGAAGCAATGGCTTCCTTTCTCATATTCTCATATGATGTTCTGACTATATCTCCATCTGGTCTAGATGCTACCCATTTCTGATCACTTGATCTTACATAATAGTCGATGAAGGTTCTCCTATTCGGAGCTTCCCTGCTGATTATCCAATCTTCTTTTTTTAAAACATTCGCACTTATGTATATTTCATCATTATGCTGTAGTAAAGAAGCTCTAAGGACGTTCCAGCAAAAAGAGTAGAATGCATCATAATGTCCCCACTATGATGGACAACTTCTCATCCGTCCAGGTCCCTTGATTATAGCTATTGCGGCTGCGGATTGCACCAAGACATGAATACACTTTCCCATTTGCAACCCACTTAAAAGTCCAATTGCAAAGAAGAATATTGTACCGATAGAAAAGAGGATGATTATCATGATCAACAATTAACCAAGTACTAAATTCCTCATCATCATTGACAGGAATATCTACGTAAGTTCCCAAAGGATACTTAACACCCGGTCTAAACTGTAGATGATAATCAATTGCATCTTTACTGATACTGTTTTTTGTATATGCTAAAAACTTTGCGTCAACATCTTCACCTAATATCCTACATTCCCGAAAGGCGGGGTCCTTTGTGAATGTGACATCCATAGCTTTCAGCGAATGGGCTCTGTACTTTTTAGAAGCAGCAGTACTATGAGCACCATTATTTAACCTATTTCTATAACTCTCTAGACTCATCTACATCATCCTCCTTGATATGGTCAACAAGTGATGTAGCATCGAGAATAGCTTTTCTATAAGCTGCATGATCGTAATCTTCTTTTAATGCTTCATCTCTAGCCTGAGCTAAGATAGCAAGAAGATCTAATACGACTGTCTGATTAGAAAAGATTTTATTGTATCCAGATAATTTCCATAATAATCCTGCAAAGTATCTATCCAAATTAGGATCTTTTTCTTCACGCATATATAACAGCTTGAAGATGGAATTCTGAATAGTCTTTTTATGAGCATGGATCTGCTCCTTTGGAAAATTTCCATATTTGCTATTCATACATTTCTCCTAACTATTGTTCTGTCTAAATTTTTCTGTTTGATAATCTCTGTAAGCTTTTTGTTTTTCTACTCTGATCTGATCTCTCAAGGCCATTACCTTATCTAATTGATTTGATTGAGCATAAAATTTTTCTTCAGCTCCACCAAAAATCTGTTTAGTAAGAAGAGTAGAGTTCACCTGAGGGCGAATCCATTCTTCTACCATAGACAAGGCTAAGATTTCAATTTCAATATCTGAAAGATCATCTTCAAAGACCCCTTCAGTATCATCTCTCTTGGAAAGATCAGAAGTACATTTGCTAAACTTAGAAATACTTGCAGTTAAATAACCTAACAGCATTTCATTGGCATCTTTATCAGATAGATCAGCAAAATCATAATCTTCGATCTTTAATAAGAAAACAGAGTAGATGCGTTCATAAGAGGTCATAATACACCTCCTAGAGCACTAACTTAGCAAACTCAGTTCCCAGTGATTTGTCGATTGTTTTCACAATACGAATACTATCCAGCTGTCCATCTTTAATAAGTTTTGCAGCAGCTGTTCTAGCAGCATCTTTTACTCCTTCAGGAGCACTATTTAAGAATGACTCTAAAGCATCTGGTGTCTTATCAAAGAAGCTTCTAGGATCATCTAATCCATAGAACTGATTTGTAATTTCCTGTAACTGAGGGTTTTCCTTTAAGAAATCTTCATCCATAACAATAAAATAAGGATAAAACAGGTAATCGGATTTTCTGGCTAACATTGCTTTTAAGTCCTGATACTCAACATCAGTAATTTCTCCATACTGAAGCCACTCATATCGAGTACGAGATTTTGCGAATGTTTCGTGATAAATTAATTCTCCTGTTGTTACTGACATACAAGGAATTAATTCCTCCTTGTCAAACACACGAGCTTTTGGCTCTGGTTTAGGAGTAGCTTTTTTTGTTCTAGTTCTTTTCGCTGTGGACTTAGCAGCAGCTTTTTCCTCGACTGCATTTTCTGTGTTAGTTTTATTAGTTTCTGGCATTTTAATATCTCCTTTTTAATATCAAAAGAGCCAGCATTTAACTGGCTCAGATTTTATCCTACTGTAAATTTGTAAGTTCCAAATAACTGGTTGATAACAACATTGATACCAAGTTTCTGCATTAACTCGTACTCATATGTCATATCCTGGTTTGTTGCGCCATCATTGACCTGTTTAACAATAGCTTCACCTTCATTAACAAGCTTGATAGGTTTGTTATCAGCATCAATAGGCATTAACAGTAATTTCTTATTGTCAAGCTTTTTGTTTCTTGTTCCCTGTTCATTAACCTGAGGGATAGCCATTAATCTGATTCCTTCAAACTGTCCTAGTGTACCAGTTGTATGTCTTTCATTTCTCATATCGTCTGAAATCCAAGCAGATGGAGAAAGAGCGATAACCTGAGAAATAGCAGATCTTGTACCACAGATAACAACTTCTTTACCTGTATCTGTTTCAAGATTCTGAACAGCTTCAATTAATTTATCAGCTTCTAATTTACCTGTGATCTTTAAGTCTGTAGGTAATTTTTCATCAGCTCCCATGAAAGATTCATAGATCATGTCATTGATCTTTCTGTCAAAAGCTTCATATACTTTTGTGATCATAGCAGCAAAGTCACGTCTACCTGCCATGAATAACTCAAACTCTTCATAGATCTTAATTCCATACCAGTCTGTAGTAACAGAGAAGCTTTCTCCGATTCCTAATTTCTGGCGGATTAAGTCGTGATGATTACCAGCGAATCTACTAACTGTTAATACAGCTTGCTCTTCAACATAGAATACATTCTGATCTCCGTCAGCTAAGTTTCTCTGATCAACCCATTCCATGAAGAAAGGATTGTCTCCCCATCCACTTACAAGTAAGTTCTCTAATGTTTCCTCTAACAGTTCGAAAACTTCTGTCTGATGTCTACGGATAGCTTTTCTAAGAACTTTACGATTCTTTTCATCTTCAGCAACTCCAAGAACCTGAGCAAATTTCTTTCTGATAACAGTATTAGCAGCACTTTTAGCATCTGCAACACCGTCAATTTTCTTCATTTTGTCGTTAGCTGCGTCTAACATTAAAGCAGAGAAGTCCATATATTCCTGCTCGCCTTGTTCAAAAACAGCCTGAACTGTTTCTCCCAGTTCGCTAAATTTCATAAGTCTTAACATATATTTCTCCCCTCCTTATTACGCTGTAGCCACTTCTGTGTTTTTCATTACTTCAAGCATGACCATAGTTACACCAGATTTGATGTATGTATAACGAATTTTCGCTACAAATCCATAATCTGTAACAGCTGTTGCTTTAGCAATTTCCTGATACTTACAATCTTTTGCAACAACTAAGTTACCAACTGTAACTTTTTCTCCAGCAGCTTTTGTGATCAGATAATCAGAAATTCCATACATATCTCTTGGAACAAGAGTATAAGCACGAGCACTTTTACCTGCTTCGATCACATAGTTGTATTCAGCCTGTCCAACTGTTGTAGACTGATCATAAATTAATGCTGGATTAGCAATTAAAACAACCTGACTACCTTTTGTAGGTGTAGCTGCTTTATATTCTTCATTTCCACTTGTTTCTACTGGATCACCCAGAGCAACAATCATTCCATTTTCCATAGCAGCAGCATCGTCAACTACAGAAAAAATGTGTCCACCACCGAGATAAGTAGCATTGATCTTACTTGTCTCGACAACACCGTATTTTGTATTTGCCATTAAATTTTCCTCCTTGTTTTTAGACATTAAAAAAAGACACCACACAGGTATCCTTCAAAATTCATGTATTATTTTTCAAAATCATCAAATAATGAACCATATGGTTTATTTGCTGTAGATTCAGGTGATTTTCCACCAACACTCATACCAAATTTATGTTTAGCAGGATTTTTATAAGCAAATTCACCACTGATAGCAGCTTTTCCAATGATTTTTAAACATTCATTTTCTAACTCTCCAACAGAGAATTTTTCGATCTGTTCATATAGAGCAGAATATTCTTCAGAACCTTTTAATTTTTCTTGGAAAGAATCTAACATGGCTGTCTTTTCTTTCTTGTCAGCCTCTTTCTTAAACTCTCTAAGAGTTTCTAATTCAGGTTCCATTGCTTCATAATCAGCAACCTTGGATGTTAATTCACCAATTTTTGCTGTATATTTTTCTTCAACTGTCTTTTCAGTTGCTTTTTCAGCTTCATATTTAGCTTTATCAATCTCAGGTTGTACAATATCAGCAAGAGAGAAGTCTTCAGCTGGTTCCTCAGAACCTTCGAAATCTACAATTGTATATTTCTTTCTTTTCTTAGAGTCAAAATCAACTTTAACTTCATCGCCTGCAACATCAAAGCTGAATCCAAATAATTTGTATCCATCTTCTCTGTCATAAGCATAAACTTCTCTGCTGTCTACATCATAGTCCACTACAAAATATTTAGAATAGCTTCCCCAGTCAGTTTCAACTTTCTGATCAGCAAAAGCTTCACTCATAGCTTCTCCGAGATTACTAGACAGTAAGAATTCTTTTGTCTCTTTCATCTGTGTTAATTTTTCAGTCAGGGCTTTTTCGTCCATGTCTGCATATTCAAAATCAAGAGACTCTGGATCAAATCCAAAAGATTTGATAAGTTCTTTCTTATTCAAGTCATGTTCCTCCTTTTTCTTTGTGATTTCTGTGTTTTTTATTTCAAAACAGTACTGTTTAAAGTCTTCAAACATTTCCTCCATTGATTCTTTGAAAGTATCTGCACTATATGTTTCTAAACATGCTGATTCAAAACATGGTGGAGCACTCTCTAACAATGTGAACGCCTGAAATTCAAAATCAGTAACATGACACACACCATCAACCATTTCATATGAATTAACACCAATCTCCATGGATTGATCTGTAATACCATTTTCTTTGATGTGGTCATAAACTGCCTGACGTTTCCACAGAAGGACCTCACAACAAAAATAAGTTTTCACACGGCCATCATCTTCAGTAACATTTTCCCAATACCACTGTGGAGATTCAGGAATTACACCTAATGGATCAGTCAGATTGTATTCTTTTAAAACCCCGTTCTTATCTTTTCTAAATGTCGAGTCGTGAGAACCAATCTTGTCTTCATCGATTGAATAATTTGCTACAAGAGGTACGTAAGCAAGAGAAGAAGTAGCTTTTTCAAATGATTTTGTACTAATATAGCTACCATTTCGGTTTTTGCCCTCGTAAGCAATGTGTAACATTCCTTTATCAAAAGTGCTATTTGCAGACACAATATCCTCAATATAGGCACTGTATTTTAAACTCATTTTTGTTTTTTGTTTGTTTTTAGCCAAATTTCATCTTCACCGCCTTTCTTTTTGTTTTTTACAACTAAAAAAAGACCTCAGCGGTCTAGAATGTCATTTTATTTGTGAAAACCATCTTCATACGGTCATCTAATGAAAATTCCATATCTACGGCTTCCAATTTATTTTCAAAAATATAAACCGTATGATCTTTACATTTTTCAACTTTTAACAGCTTACATTTTTGTTCTAATTTTTCTTTTAGTTGCTCATCTATACAAAAGATGAATGGTTTATTCTCCATTTTTATTCTCCTCTCTGGTTGCTATACCTTCCTCAGTCATATCATCAAGGTTCTTTTTTTCAGCACCACCTTTAGAGTCAGTTGTACCTGTATTAGATGTATAAGAAGAATTAAGAGGCTTCCATAATTCATCTAATCCCAGTGCATTTTCCAAACCAGTATTCTGCATAACTTCATAAGGCGTATAACCCAAAGAAGTAGCAAGTTCCATTTTTACTGGAACACCTAAGGCAGCAGCATCTTTTCTCACGTTGATATAATCTTCTTGTGTGAAATATGTATATCTGTGGAACTTAATAATATAATTTTCATCAATATTGTTTTTGATGTACATCTGAGCCCATCTCTCAATCTTAACTAAGAAATCTATGGCTACAGTTTCATCAACTTCTATAGAATGTTTCAATCCAACAGATCCACCTTTGTCAGAATTGAATAACATTTCAGATACACCAACTTTGCTCATTAAATTAGATAAAGAATTAGCAAAAATGTCAGTGTCAGACGTGTCATTTGTTTTAAAAGAAACGACTTCAAGATCACATGGGCTGTAAGCAGTTGCAGCCAAAGAAGGAGCAGCTTCACTTAAAAGTCCATCCATAGCTTGTACAAGATCTAAATCAACAGCAAAATCATTGATTTCTTTTGTACCAGATAATAATGGGATTTTTTGAAGTAATAAGACACTTGCTTCCAACTCTGTCTTAGCTTTGATTAAATTTTCATAGTCTAAAAGATCAATCAAAGACACAAAGAGAGGAAGTAGATATGGAAGCGGAAGAAGTGGATCGTTTCCAGAAATGATACAAATAGAGGTTTCCATAGGAATTTGAAACCATTTGTAATCCTGACCATTACTTTTGTAAGCATTGTAGCCAGTGCTAAATACAGAATCCCACTCTTCAAGATAAATACTATTATTTCCCTGATCAAAGAAGCTTGCATCAAAGTCAAATCCATAAACACCATTGTCTACTTGAGTAACTTTGCAATATTTAGCTTCTAACTGGTATAAAAAGCATTCATCATCGCCATTGTCATAAATAAATCCAAAATAAGCACCATCTCTAAGTGCTGTTGCAATAACACCGGGCATATCGGCTTTAAAATTAATTCGCTGAACACCTTTTACAGCTTCTGTGTAAGAAGTAATGAAATCAGCCTGTCCACCATTCGATAAATCTTCTTTGGGGACTAGCTGATAGTTATATAACAACATGGAAGAGTAATATTCGATCAGTTTCCGATATGGCATACTTACTCTGTATAACCATTCAGAAACAGCTCTGATATTGTTAATGTTTGATTGTGGATTCTGAATATACTGTTGTAGTTTAGCTTTTGTGTAACGAGTATAACTACGACTTGTTTCTTTGTTAGCTTTTTGTAAAATTAAACTATTGACCTGACTTTGACTGAAAGTAGAAGCAAAAGGTCTTGAATAATTTCCTGATTGCATTTGTGTAACTTTACGTTTTATGGGTTGATTCTTACGCACGGGTTTCCCAGCATTTTGTTTTTTCGCCACATTATCCAAGTTCTTTCACCTCCTAGTATTGCTTCCAGTTAAATTTGGCCGGACGAATATTAATAAATTGTTGTGTATAATCAGTTTTCTTTGGTTTACGCTTAGTAATATGCTCACGTCTTCTCTGAGCTAACTCCCAAGCGAGCATGGCGATTACATCGTTCTGTTACTTTTTGACCTGCTTACAGGCGAATGAGACGTTAATCTCATTTCTCATATTTCTTTTGTTATAGTATGAGTCCAGACTATCGCATCTCCATATAATACCGATGGAGTTCTTTCACTTAGTCGTTGCAGCTGCACGGTTTCCCTGCTTGCTGTGGGTTATCCTCTTCAGGACTTTCCCAAATTGATCAGAAAGAATTAAAAATGCAGTTTATGGATTATGCTGCATTTGCCCTATGCCTTAAGGCTCTATCGTCATGCATTTTATTAGCTTTCTGGGGATCAAGATCAAATCTGTCCTTGCCAGAAGCCTGTTTGAATCGATAAATATTAACCAATTCAGTTTTTGCGTGATCAATTTGTTTCAAAGCAATCTCTTCATAAGTGGTTAACTTGTGAATTTGAGTATCAACAGTGATTTCTTTCTTGCTTAATATTTTTTCCTCATCCTCAGATGGGAAATAATCACGCAGAGTACGATTACCATTCTTATCAATCTCATAAATTAAGTTGATGAATCCCTTTCCGTCATACTCATTCGGAAATTCAATCAGACCTAAATCCATCATTTGAATCAAAGATTCAAACATTTCAGACTTATATTTCAATGGGGACATCAGTTTTACGATGTCTGGGATAGCATTAGGGAAGTTTCTAGCTTCCTCGGCAGAATATTCCTTATCAATCAATCCTCGATGCATTAATCCGTCTGAATCTTCCCAATCCTCTAAGAAGAAGTCAGTAATAGGCACGCCGGCTCCTCCAGAACCTGCATCAACTAAAAATCTCTTGATATTTTGGTAATCAGCAACGCCATCACCGTTATAATCTAATAGTAATTGTTTGATTGCTTTAATCTGATTTGGGGTATTCATAGGAGTTTTATTAGCTTTGAAATAATCTTGAAGACATACAAGATTGACAATTTTCATTTTTAATCCCTGTGTAGGATCTTCATAAAGTTCTCCTATGGCAAGAGCAGAATTATCATGTGATCTAGCAGGGTCATATGCAAAAACATACTCTCTGCGACCATCTGGATTTTTAAGAACTGGAATTCTGTTGTAAGAGTTCTTAATGATCCTTGCTCTTTTAATGATCTGACCATCTCCACCTTCATTTGTGAAGATGTTATAATATTCACGCAATGCGGCTTCCTTATCTGTTCGCATAGCACTGTCTACAGTACTTTGACTTAACAGAGGTTTAGGTAGTCCAATGCCTCTTTTTGTTGCTTTAATAATGACATCACAGTTAATATCAGCACAAAAATAGTTTTTATCTCCTGCATCCATTCGTAGGCTACATTCTCTGTACTTTTTATAAAAATACTGGTCAGTACGACCTGCAGAAGAGCAGTAGAGTAACTGATTTTCGAACATAGGTGGTTTCATAAGCATTTCAGAACCATCTCCATTTGTTCCTAATGCAAAATCAGCGTTCTGAGTTGTAAATGGTTCAGAAGTATCAAATAATTCATCTGGACTGTTCATTGCTTCATCATATACATTGCAATTGCTACGCTTCGTTTTTGTTATCCTACAGGCTTTTTATCCCATAGTTCTTATACTTGTACTTTCGCATAAGATCGGCGTACCTCTTTACCTGCAACTTTACTTGTTAAGGCAGTGAGAACTCTTGCAGGGATTATATTCTACGAAAGTAGGTTCACCCTGTACGCTCTGCATGTGACCTTACTTTTAAATAAGGCCTTCCATTCGGATTAGCATCTCAGCCTTCCCGTTTTCTTTCTCACTTAAATTACATCCTCTTAGGAAAACCAATCATTTCTGATTGGGGAAGCAAACATAGTAATAGTATATAAACTATATCTAAAATACTTCTGTTGTTGTTATATGCACCGTTCAAAGTAAAAATCTGTGCATCGTTATACAATTGATGATGATATGAAGCAGGATTGTGAACAAATCCATCTTTATTTGCATGAGATTTAATAATTTCACTTGCATAAACACTTGTAAGTGTTGTAAATGAAGGAACTTCATTCTTTGTGATCTTTTCAAGCTTTGAATACATTTCAATAGACTGTGATCCAACACCGCATAGAATATAAGCGGTGAAGTTTGGTACCAACAGAGATTTAGTCATCAAATAGATAGATGCCAATGCACTTTTACCACCATTTCGACTCATAGCCCATACTGCAACCTTAGAAGTCCAAGTATTCATGAATATATAGGTCTGATAGTCCATTAATTCAACACCAAATATCTCTGATGCGAATCTGGTAGGATTCCTTCGACCCCACTGAATGAACTCAGCAGTCTCTTTGTATTGCTCATACTGACGATTTGTAATGTCATATAAACTAGGTTTTTTGAAGATTTGATAATTCTTTGGGAGATATACACCAGATTCGTGTAATTCGTATTTCTTACTTTCTCTCAATATTCGATCACCTCACCATCTTCAGTCATGAGGCGTTTCTCAATCAGAAAATCTTTAAGATCTCTGTTTTCTACGAGAAGGATTCTTGCCCTTTCAAGAGCTTCATCACGTTCTCTACTATATTGTTCAACTAACTCAACTTTAATATCTTTGATTTCTGATGCAATGTTCTCGTCATAGCCACCATTATGTTTAATTAGGACGCTACTCCTAACTGAGTTCGACTCCTCAAGGTTTCCCTATGAGTGCAGACTATATCTTCACCCTTAATAAAAGGGGCTTATTTTTTGGAACCACCAATCGCTTGTGGCCTACTTCCTTACGGAATAGTCGTTGGACTCCATCTTTCGATAAAAGCTGCTGATTATCCATTAAAAAAGAGCAGGGGATTTAACCTCGCTCTTATACAACCAATTTTTTCAGTTTTCACAACATTCACGCCTATACCATTGCAGGTATTACGTTGTAGTTTGGTAGTCTTTAGGACTTCCCAGCAATTAAATAAGTATTTTTTCATACAGCTTACGCTATACGCAGACTAATAAGGTTAATCTGTTTATGACGAGCTTCTTCTGAAATCTCTGCAACCTGGCGCATTCCTTCACAAGTACCAATATCAAAGGTGTTAATTTCTGCCTCTCGGAACCCAATATCTCGTAAATGCTTTTCTTTCCCAGACAGAGTGAATGCACCTTTGGATTTATTATTGTTATTTGTGATAGAAATACCATTTTCTTTAGCTAATGAGTTAATATTATTGACCAGTTTTGAAACTGTTTCAGATAAGTTTTTGACAACAGCATTGTTCTGTACAGCAGTTGTAACATCAATCGTGTACGCATCAATAGCTGCGTTAAGATTTGTGATCTGAGCTTGTGACTTAACAATTTGGATTGCAGCAATCATCTTCATTGCATCATTCTTAGTTTCTTCATCCAAAAAGTTAACAAGCTGAGAGTAGAGTAGAGGCATGTCTTTTTCACTTGGGTATTCATCAAATGGATCATACCCAATGATTTTAATGACATCCTTCCTATTTTGTTCATATGCTTCTTTAAGAGCTTCAGCATCGGTATAAATGGATTCTGTTTTCACCTTCGATACATGAGTCATATCTTTAAAAATATCACTATCACGCCAACGCTTACCATGATACTGATTCAAACCAAGACTTGTTAGATAAACACCCCATATAGTTTTATTTTCTTTCTTTTTACCTTTTTCTGGAGGCTTGTTTGCACTGAATACAGCAGTTTCCCATAAATCTTCATAGAATGGCTTATCTAAATACTCTAAAGCATCTTGAACGCTTTCTCTTGTCTCTCCAAGAAATTCTCCAGCATCAGTTTTTCTACGAGCAACAGCAGTAGAACAATCTTTACAGATTCTTGTAATACCTGTTAAAACTCTAGGATCTGAACTACTATAGAATTTTGTCTTTGGAAGATCTTTGTTGCAAAAAGGACAGCGAAATGTTTCTTCTTTTTGCGCTTGTACCTTTTTAGCAGAGGATTGTGTACGGCGCATTGCAGTTTTCGCCATATCTTACTCCTAACTTAAATATATTTTTTCAGAAGCGGTTCTACCCTTACCTTCTTCAAAGATCGTAAAGTAGGCAGCAGAATCGCTTGATTGTAAAATTTTCTCAGCGAATGGATCAACACCCATTACACTTGGAACATTAATAACTTCAGCATGACGACCAACATCAGAGCTTTCTAGATGATGTATGTGACCTGCAACCAAGTAGTCTAACTTTACACCATAGAAGTTCTGAAATTTACCATACGCATCTTTAATGTTCTTTTTATCACCATGAAAAGCCAGAACATTGAAACCACAGATGTTTTCATAGATCAATCCAGTGGGATTCTCAATTACCTCAATGTTCGGGTTATTCTCTAATAATATTTTTAACATTGCTCTTACTACGATACCAAGATTTTCATGAGTGAAAGTACCCTTAGGCTGTCCAAGCATTCTCAATTCACTATGGTTACCATCAGTCATGTGGAATTTGATTCGTGCGTATTGAGACAATTCATTTAACCAATTTGCAAGAAAATATCCATATCTTACAGAGCTATCAATAACTCCATATCGCAATATGAATAATTGTCCAACTCTCAGAAGACCATCAATAAAGTCTCCAAGAGAGAAGATGTGTAGCTCTGATAGATTATGTTCATCAATCAGGCCAATTGTGTAGCTTAAAAGTTTATACATTCGATCTTCAAAGATTTCTGGGTTATATGAATTGATAATCTCACCTGAAAGGCCTTTAATTTCAAATTCAACACCATAGTGTTCATCTCCGAAGAACAAACAACCAGCTTCTCGATTATGAGTTACCGGCAATAAATCTGGAATTATAAGAGGCTCAAGATCTTTCATTGCCAATCCAATCTTTTCAAAGATCAGATCATCTCGACCAATCTCACGTTTCCATCTATTTAATTCAAGTTTTTCTGTTTGAACCTGTGTCTTCAAAAGCTCTAACTCTCTAGTTTTAGCTTTCACGGCAATAAGTTCACTGCTCTGAGTCATATCAGAAAATACATTTTCATAATATTTCTGAGCGTTTTGATATTCTTTACGATACTTAGACTCTCCATAGTTGTAACCAAGTTCTTTATTAAGATGTTTGGCTAATTCTTCCCAACTATTGCCTATAATACCGTTACTCTTCATGTCACACAGTCTCCATATGTACTGTTTTTCGTTTTCGTTTTCCTGTCTGCTTAAATCTACCAATGTGTCTTAACCCTCCCAATCTTCGTTTACCAGTTCCTTAAATCTATCAGTGAATTTACCATATGGTTGTAGTTTTGCAGGAACTGTAATAGGTTCTCTGTTCCTTGGATCAACCAATTCCTTTTCAGGAATATACCGAGATCCCAGTACAATACCAGAAGCGAGAGAAATTTCAGTGTCTTCAGCGTCATTAGTTTCTTTCATAATCTTCATAACACAATCAGGAATGGCATCTAACACGATTTTACAATCGCCTTTAGTGAAACCTGTTGCATCAGAAACCATTGAAACAAGATCACGTTGTTTGTGTTTAAAATAATCTCTTTTTTTCTTTTTCAATTTTCCAGCACCATCCTTTTTATCATTTCTCCGGGTTACAGTCCGTGCTTGCTGCTCATAAAGAGTCAGCGTACACATTTGGACATAGAGCTACCGATCAGAATCGAACTGATAACCTATCGCTTACAAGGCGATTGCTCTACCAATTGAGCTACGACAGCACAAAAAGAGTACATTGTAACTACCAACAATGTACTCAAACTTAGAAAAGAGGTATAAATTATGATTCCTACAAGAAATCTTAATAGCTTTGTAAATCTTTCTGAGGTATGAAACAACAGTAGAAAAGCGCAATAATCAAAACTTCACAAGAAAGGAGATAATATGATTCCTCAGAAAGATTAACAGGGATAACTGGATTTGAACCAGTGAATACAGCAGTCAAAGTGCTGTGCCTTACCACTTGGCGATACCCCTATATGTATTTTAATTTTAAAGCAGGTCTTCACCTTACAGTCATTTGTGGAATAGTTTGTTCTGCAACATAGTAGATAAGTCTGAGCTTCGAGGAGCTACCTCTAACTTCTTACCTAGGTCTAAAAGACCAATTCTATGACATGACTAATACATGCAATGTCAACCCACCATTCAGAATTAAGTTTTATTGTTATATACTCTATTAGCATATATATTCATTTTGAATTTGAACTTACCCTTAACTGACTTGAGCGACATACCAGCGACTTTTCTTATACACTGTCTTTTGAACAGCTTCACATCAAACTACATTATTTGGCTTTTCCACCTTTTACGTACCTGCCAGAGCACGCATTGAAGTGGATTATTCTCCACAGGAGCGTCTATTGTTGTAGCGAAAAGTTCTGTGCGTTAACCAGACCAAAATGCTGCACAATATCCATTTGCTTGAGAGTTTCTCTCTTGTCCATATCAGATCACTCCGACATAAAAAGAGACACAAAGAACGTATCCGTACAATGTATCTCTCCAATTCGACATATGTGCCTAGAATATTTCTCGGACGCATGGTATTGCGTTTTATAACCGAGTTGCTTATGTTTTAAAATACAAACACCCTAAGCTGGATTTGAACCAGCACGAACGGTTTTGGAGACCGTCATTCTACCAACTAAATTATTAGGGCGATATTACTGACATGACAGGACTCGAACCTGCAACACCAACGTCCGTAGCGTTGTGCTCTATCCAATTGAGCTACATGTCATTAAATTCGACCTCAATCCACATAGAAGTTTGAAGTACTGTCAAGGCGAATAGAAGTGATGAACTTCCTCAGAATATCAGTAGAGGTATACATTTCTGATATTCACTAGCCATCAGGGCGTTCGCATATTTGTTGATCTGCGCATCGTGTGCGTCTCAGATCTAATCGTCCCTGTTGAGGGTATCGAACCCACTCGAAGCGCAATGCTACCAGTTTTACAGACTGGTTCGTCTCCTTAACGAGTTAAACAGGGATATAAGCCCGTGAGCTCGAAAGACATCACAGGACAACCTAACGCTGCGACAAGGATTCGAACTTTGAAGCCACCAGGGCACATTAGTTTTCAAGACTACGCCGTTATAACCATTTCGGTACCGCAGCAAAAGCGTACAGAGTGGGCTACGACCCCACGTTACATGTATTCGCATGTAAACCCAATTAGCAGTCGGGCGCCTTAAACCAACTCAGCCATCTGTACATAATTTTTGTAGACCACTTGAAATAAAGATTCTCAAATCACATTGAACCAAGTTATCGAAAGCTTCTACATGTCTTCGTCCGTGCGCATCAGACTAATCATTTTACGATGTGTGATTTATTTATACTGTCTTAACAGTTGGTTCACCAAATCTGTCCACAAACAGTCTGGATCTCTCATCAATTACTTGACTAAGTATACTTTTCGGTATTTCTTCCCAAATTTTCTAACTTGGGAGTGAGAAGAGAAGTACATGTCGATGTGTTTCCCTTTTACGCCGCCTCCGACATCTTCGGCTACCAGTGTCTTACCACCAATTCTCACTTTGCTACCGAGTTTAATTTTTCTTCGATCGACTGAGATAGTTCTACCAGCTTTTGCTCTGCGTCCAGAAGCAGTACGGTTTCCCCATCCACCAGAACAACTACGACAACCACAGTAAGCTGTGATTTTATATGTTCCTAAACATTTGACTTTTTTGCTCTTTGCTGAAACAGAAGAAGTAAGTCCTCCAACTGAAATCAACAAAGCCATTAACAGTGCGATCATTGAAATTTTCTTTTTCATGTTTGTCTCCTTTGGTTGCTTTTACAAGTTTCCTCTGGAGGTCTATATATGTTATGGACAGTTGCAAGTCTCGGATGTCATCTCTGATTTTTGTTTTTAGCATAGACCTCGGAACCTACGAAGCGAATATTCTTTGTTGAAACAGCGTAGGCGTGAATCTTTGATCCACTGGCATTTTGAGATTTTATCTGTCCGAATAACCAATTATTTATTCTTGGAATCTTTTTTGATCTGCTGGCGTTTCTTGAATGGGACTGGTTTCAATCCCCATGCAGATCTTAAATCTTCCAGTGAGTTGTAATGTTCAGTTACTGTATTCCTTTTCATTACTTATATCCTTCCTTTCATATATCACTATTTTACCACCCCCTGAAAAACGTAGGCAGAACCTAGTGTTTTCAGGGTCAATTAATGTGGTAATTCTTTTTGCTGGCCTTATTTTTTGTCAGAATTATAGTATTTAGTATATCTATTTAACTGCATTTCACTCTTACAAGAAGTACAATACTGTCTAAGCCGTCCTTTACGATGCTTTTTCTTTTTTGAGATGTCTCTAAAAGGTTCTCCACAACAGGAGCATACAGAAATCTCAGGATATCCAATAAAGTGAAGATATCTGTTCCCAAGATTCTTGAAGTCTGTAATCTCAAGAGCAACATCTCCTGAATCGACAAGAATATCTACAGAGAAGTTTAAGCTATTAACTTTCTTGCTCATTGTTATACAATCGCTTCTGAACAGCCTGCCGATTATTTGGCATCTACGTTCTCTTGTACCTACTGTATTACCCAATGAGAATAAATCTTTGTAGTCTGTATTCACCCAATTATTGTTTTGAGGATTCAGAGCATTATAATACTTGGCCAAACAAAGAGCAGTGAAGAGGATCTTTTGATCTCTAAGATTTTCTAACCCATTTATAATTTCCATTTCAGACTCATAGATTGGCAGTGAATCAATTTCCACAAGAGAATATTTTTTAGCTTTGTGAATGATCTCATCAATGCATGAATACCATTTAGCTTCTCTGTAACTCTCACAGGACTCTTTTAAGAACTCATTGATAATTTTATATACCTGTGCAGGTTCTAAGCCTTTCTCGTGGATGTAATACTTTGCAAGCAGGGTAGCAGTATATGGTATACTGCCTTCCAGCTCTTTTGTTTCTAAAATTTTTTCTACCAGTGTTTTTTCATTCAGTACGATATTAATAACAATCAGCCTCCTCAAACATAGATGATTCAATTTGTTTAATAGTTTCAATGACGAAAGAATCTCCGTCATATTCAAAATCTCCTGATTCAGCTCTTACAGGATAAGAGATCTGGTGATAGTTTCTCTCTAAGAGTCTTTGGACAAGGATGTCTCCAAACATGTCCCATACAAACTGCTTACTCTTACCATTGGTGTAGCAGAGGTCAAGAAGAATGTCACAAGCTTTCTCAGGATCAGGAACAGCAGTGGAAACAGCTTCTCTGAACAACATGACTCGGTTATTGATGATGTCTGTTACATTTAGTCCAAAGCCACCCCTGCCATTGATTAGAGCATTCAGGGTTTTCATTTTCTTTGAATACTCGCTGTATAACTTCTTAAGAGCATAATAATCATTCTTGTTGTACTCATGATCTCTTTTGAGAATGGAGAAATCAAAATCTGTTTGTGTATTCAACTTCTTTAAGTAGCCATCAAACTCATCCTCAAAGAGCTTACAGATTCGATTCATTACACAAGGCCCTGTACCTACAGGCAAGAACTTATAGTAGTGATCTAAGAATTCTGCTTCATCCTCTGTGATAGGTTCTGTATCAGCTTTCTTGAGTAATTCATCAATTGTGCACCCAAACCAGATGATGCATTTGTCGTTTGAAGCTTTCACATAATTTGTATAATCCTTTCTTAGGTGAGAGTAGATGTAGATCATGAAGTATGGTTTCTTGTCAGCTACGATTCTCTGATTGAATTCTTTTCGCTTACGATCCTTTGATGAGTCTTCAGGATGGATGTTGTTGTCTTTTCTGTTATACCAGTAAGATGGGATAGGTTTACACACAATGCCCTTCAATTTGTCAATCGAATTTTGTTGGTATAGCTGACCACAAATGATTCTGTAATCCAGTTCTTTAAACTCATCACTGTCAGGAGAGTAATGAGACTGTACTTCAAACTGAGAAGTGATGATGTTTGTTGTGAAGCCAATTTCATCTCCAAAGGCATCCTTGTAAGCTTTTAAAATGTCTTTTCGTTTAGGAACAATCTTGTTAGCTTTGCGTTGAGCACAAATGATTGATGGAAGAGGACGATTGTTTTCGACAAGTATTCTATTGTTAGTTGTGAAGAAGAGATCTCCCGATGTACCCTCGGTTTCCCGATATTTATGGAGAAAGGGGACTAGACTATATCATTACACAGCATAGGTCTTACACTGTGATGCTCGGCACTTCCCTTGGGGAGTTTCACCCTTTTGGTACTCTACTTGCTACCGATACCGTATTCCTCGAATATCAGTGCTTTGGTTAGTCGTTTGACTTTCAATTTCTGCTTAGCACAGGATTACCACCGGCATTACCCGCTGAGGCTCCCCTGTTAGCATATGCGTTAACTTCTATTTCCTGAAGCTACTGTACGTCACATATACACCTTACATTTGTAAGTTCACCGAGTTTTACTTCGACCAAGTAAACTAATCGAAGTCGCAGCCATTAAGAGATTCACATGTATTATCCCAATTGTTGATCACACAGATGGATGGGAGATACTGGAACCAGTATGAAAGCTGCTCATTGTTCTTCACTTTAAGATTGACGATGTTATAATGGCTTGTCATTGGAGCTCTGAAGCAAGCTACTTCATCAACCTGTCTATCGATCCAATGCTTGTGATACATTTCTCCTGCTTTAAGCAATCCTGTAACTTCAAGTCCAAACATGGATTGCATGAGAGCATATGGATCACCAGCAACGATTGAATAATTACCTTTCACTTTAATGCGTCCGATCTTAGCATCTTGGATTCGTTTCTTGATGAGAGAATGAATCTTAGATCGAATGAAAGGATCTTTGATCATCTCAGGTTCCGCTATGAGTGCCTGAATGTATGTAAAAGCATCTGACTGTAAGATGTTCTTCTCAGTCATATTCTTACCTCGTAGGAAGAGCAGAGTCTTTCTGTAATCCATTCCAAGAATGTCTTTGATCTCTTTTATGGTTGGCTCACAAAGCTCTCTTATTTGGTCGTCTGTAAGATAATAGCTTTGTAAGAACTGATAGTTAAGATTCCTTTCAGTATCACATTCTTGTTCGGCTGTCTTGGCAAGAGCAAAGTGATAGTCATACTTCTCAATGTTCTCTAAGTAGTCTTCCATAGACTCATATGCATCCCATAGCTTAAACATAGATGTTGTAAGTATCACCTGAGCGTCTCTAACGTCCCTAGGATGGCCCCAAGCATCAATAATGGTATAAGTCTTAGCTACGTCCTCTGCAAAAGCTCTAAAGTCCATACAGTGAAGCATACCTTTACAGAATGGCCATCCTCTCATGTTGCCAGATGGAAGAGGAGTATCATAATCCCCATTCAGTTCACCATTCCATTGTTTTGCAAGTTCTGGAAGAACTAATCCTTCTCCATCAGACCCATTGTGTACAAACTCTTGATCATCAAGAAGAGTTACTTCTGGCTCATCTGAGTTTGTATCATCCACATAAAGAGCTTGTCCCTTAAAGATCGTCTCACAGTCTTGTACAACAATCACTCCTGATGGTGTAGTAACAACTGTAGAAGAAGAGCAGAAGAGTGCTTTGTACGCTCCGAGCTTGTTTGGTATGATCGGAACTTCTTTATTTCTTCCGGCATCTACTTTCTCGCAAAGAGCATCGTATACATTGTCACTGACAAAGATCACGACACTATTCTTTAAACCTCCTGTGGTTCCTAAGAAGAGATTGTAGTGAAGATCGTTTACAATGAATCCATGCTTGCTGCAGTAGTCATAATCTTTCTTTGTGTCGAAGACCACTGTGAGGTAGTCTGTTTGGAATCGACATTTGTACAGATCATTGTAGAGTAGTGAGATAAGTTCTTTGCTTCCTCTGTTGGCTGAAAGCTCTTTGATCTTCTTTCGGATTCTTTTTGCTCTTATGTCTGAATCATAGTCATGGATCAATGAGTCAATTGTTCTTAATGCTTCAGAACTTGAAAGAGTAATAATGTCGTCTCCATTCTCCCTCGCTTCATTGAGTGGTAGAGAAAGTTTCCACTTCGCCTTTCTTAATCGGCTGCTGTGTAGTTTGTAAATATATTTCTGACT